AACTACACCAGCAACTACACCAACAACAACTACTACACCAACTACAACTACTACACCAACTACAACTACTACACCGACTACTACTACTGGCACAGGAACAAGCGGTACAGGGGCAACGGGTACAGGTACTGGTACTGGAGAAGGAACAGGGGAGGGTACTGGAGAGGGTACAGGCGAAGGAACAGGTGAAGGAACAGGAGAGGGTACAGGAGCAGGATCGTCAGCAATGCCAAGTAAAGGAATGTTTGACCCTATGCCTGTTTACGGTATAGGTTATGAAGATACTCCTCTTGTAGGCATACAACAAACACCTAAGAAAGATTACGTAGAAGAATTAGATAGCCTTATTGCTAGATCGTTTGAAAGAAGAACTAAAGGAATGTTTTCATGAATGATATTATTGCAAAGCTTTACGGAGATCCTAGCAAAGGTACACCTATTGACGTTCCTTATACTAGTAGTTTTGGTTATTACAACAACATACCAGAACCAGTATCAGCACCAGTGCATCCTATTATAGCTGCGTTGTATGGAGATCCTAGTCAGGGTACTCCTGTTGACGTGCCTTATACTAGTAGCTTTCAATACTACAATGATTTAAACAACCAACAAGAACAAGTTAGTCAAGAGACTACTCAGGTGTCTAGTACTGCTCCAGCAACACCTACATCTCCTACTGCCGATCAAGTAGTAAGAACAGCACCATCAGGTGTTTTAAGTGGTAATCAATTTGCAGCAGCGCCACTAAGAGAGCTAGGATTTTTAACAAACAAAGAAAAACCACAATATATGAAAATGCTAAATCAAGCTTTGCTTGGTAGTTTATTTAAGGATCTACTATGACTTACTTAGAACTAGTAAACAATGTACTTAGACGCCTCAGAGAAGATGAGGTAACTACTGTTCAAAGTACTACTTATAGTAAAATGGTAGGAGACTTTGTTAACGACGCTAAAACTTTTGTGCAGTCTGCGTGGGATTGGTCTGGTCTTAGAACTACGCTCACAGCAACTACCCAAGAAAACATATTTAGTTACGTGTTAACAGGGTCACAGAACAACATTAAACTTTTACACGCTTACAACGACACTAGCGATTGGAACTTAAGATATCAAACACCTATTTGGTTTGACCAAAAATATATGATGGAAGATCCTGTTTCTGGTTCTCCTGAATACTATGTGTTTAACGGTGTAGATGTTAATGGTGATACTCAAGTTGATGTTTATCCTAAGCCTGACGGTGTGTACACTTTAAGGTTCAACGCTATTCTACGTAACGCAGACTTATCGGACGATGCAGATAAACTGTATGTTCCTAGTCAGCCTGTCTTGCATATGGCTATAGCCTTACTAGCGCGTGAGCGTGGTGAGACAGGAGGTACGTCAGCACCTGAGTACTTTGCTCTAGCAGATAAGTACTTGTCAGATGCCGTTGCGTTAGATGCACAAAAGCACCCAGAAGAAGTTATCTGGTATACCCCTTAAGGATTACTTATGGCACAACCACTACAAAGTATAAACTTGGTTGCTCCTGCTTTTAAAGGGATCAACACAGAGGACTCTCCTCTCCAACAAGATCCTGCTTTTGCAGATATTGCTGATAACGCTGTTATTGACAAGCGTGGTCGTATTGCTGCGCGTCAAGGTATTAACACAATTACAGCTAATGGTGGTACAGGCACAGACTTGAACAACGAATACTTAGCTAAAGTACATTACTACTTTGTTGATGGTGTCGGCGGTGCTACTGCTGTTCTGAGCGCAGGTAACAATAAGATATTCTCAGGAACAAATACTCTTACTGATATTAGTCCGGGTAGTTATACTATCACAGATGACAACTGGAAAATTGTAAACTTTAACGACAAGGCTTACTTCTTTCAACGGGGCTACGATCCGCTAGTATACGACAATGCTACTTCACCTAAGCTACGTAGCTTTACTACTGTTAATTCGAGTGCTACTCCTGCTACGTTTAAGTGTAACGAAGTTCTAGCTGCATACGGTAGACTTTGGGTAGCCGGTAGTGACAGTGACAACCAGACTATTTACTGGTCAGACCTTCTTGATGGCGTTAAATTTACTGGAGGAAGTTCTGGATCAATTGATATTTCTAAAGTGTGGCCTGATGGTAGTGATGAGATTGTAGCACTAGCTGCTCATAACAACGCTTTAATTATCTTTGGTAAGCATAGTTTAATTGTGTACACAGGCGCTGTTAGTCCTGCAAATATGACACTAGCAGATACCGTTGCAGGAGTTGGTTGTTACGATAGAGACTCTGTTCAGCACATAGGGACTGATGTTTTGTTTATGTCCTACTCTGGTTTGCGTAGTGTAGGTCGAGTAATACAAGAGAAGTCTCTGCCTATCTCAGACCTCAGTGGCACTATTAAGACTGAACTTATTGAGATTCTTACACAAGAAACATTACCAGTAGCTTCTATCTATAGTCCTGAGAACTCTTTTTATCTTGTTTCTTTTTTGTCTCAAGATGTAACGTACTGCTTTGATCTCAAAGGAAAACTAGAAAACGGAGCATACAGGGTTACTCGTTGGCCCTCTAGCTTGTTTAGGGCTTTCGACAGATCGTTAGACGGTACGTTATATGTAGGGACTACAGCAGGCGTAGCTACGTACACTGGGTACGACGATGATGACGTTGCGTATCGCTTTAGATACTACAGCCCTTCATTGACTTATGGTGACTCGTCTAAAACAAAGATGTTAAAGAAGATGATACCTACTATTGTTGGGGGTGCCAATGCTTCTGTTGTTCTAAAGTGGGCCTACGACTTTAGTGAAGACTTCTCAAGTCAGGTTATTACAATAGGAAGTACTAGTTCTAACACTGCTTATTTTGGTGTGTCTGAATACAACACAGCATCAGAGTACACAGGTGGTACATTAACATCTAGATTAAAAGCTAATACGACAGGAAGCGGTTCAACAGTAACAATAGGTATTGAGGCTGACATAAACGGCTTTCCTTTGTCCCTTCAAGAAATTAACACACAAGCCCTGATAGGTAAAATTGTATGAGTAACTATACTAAAACAACTAACTTTACTGCTAAGGATACTTTACCGACAGGCAATGCTGCTAAAGTTGTTCGTGGTAGTGAGTTTGATACAGAGTTCAATAACATTCAAACGGCTGTTAACAGTAAATCTAACTTAGCTAGTCCTATATTTAGCGGTACTGTTGAAGCTGGTAATATAACTGCTAGTGGTACTGTAACTGCGGCAGCTATGTCACTTACTGGAGCCTTCACTGGCACTATAGATGGAGGGTCTTACTAATGGACGAGAAAATTTTATCTGCTTTAGGGCTGGGAGGAATGATAGCCGGTGGTGGACTTCTTTCTGCTGGGGCTTACAATCGTTTAGGAGATCTTGGAGAACAAGCTAAACTAGACGCTACTGCTTTGGCTACAGAACTAAAAGGCATGACTCAGTTTCAGCCCTTTACTGTGACATCAGCAACTGGTGGTGGTTTTGGCGCTAGGGCTGGTTCAGACGGAGGTACTGATGTTTCTATGTCTGTTTCTCCTCAAGAGCAAGCGTTACAGAGAAGCTTGTTTGGTGGCGCTCAAGGCTTCTATGGTCAAGCTATGCAACCTACTGCTCAAAGAGAGATGGACATCTATAGCCGTATGAGAGCAGCACAGCGCCCTGAAGAAGAGCGTCAACGCATGGCCTTAGAAGAACGCTTGTTTGCTCAAGGACGTGGTGGTGTACAGACAGCACAGTACGGTGGTACACCAGAGCAACTAGCGATGGCTAAAGCACAGTCTGAATCACAGAACATGGCTATGCTGGGTGCTATGCAACAAGCACAAGCAGAGCAACAGCAACAGGCTGCACTGGGTCAGCAGTACTTAGGTGCTAGTTATGTTCCTCAGTCACAGCTTTTGAATGCTTTACAGGCTTCATCATTGTTCCCACAGATGCAGCAACAGGCACAGTTGTACGGTGCTGGGCAGTACGGTGAGACTATGATGAGTGGTACTGAGGCTCAGTTGATAGCAGAACAAGCGCAGGCTAACTTAATGGGTAGTCTAGGCTCTGGCTTACTAGGCGGTGCGTTTACCCCAGTTGCTCAAAAGGATGGCGGTGCTGTTAACTTACTGACATCTGTAATAGACATGTTTGATTAAGGAGAATTAAGTAATGGCTAAATTTTCACAAGCACTACTACAAGGTCTGCTTAATCCTGCTTATCAAGGACAGTTGACGCAAGCCGCTGTAGGTTTAGGACAGACTCCGGGTTTACTGGCTACCGAACGTCAGCGTAAGGAAGAAGCAGCTAAGATGGCTCAGATGGGTCCAGTTGACTTAGCAAAATATAATGAACAACTAGCCATGCGTACAGGAGATCCCACTAAAGTTTTGCAGTCTCAACAAGTTACTAAAGGTATCGTTCAACAACGAACCCAAGAGTCTTTAAGTCAGCTTGATACGGCAAGACAAAGAGCTGTTCAAGAGGGTAGCACTGCTCAAGCTCAATCTATTGAAAAAACTATGGAAAGAGTAGCCTCTGCTGCTGGTTTAGATCCTAGTGAAATTACAGGAAGAACTGCGGAGCAAACGGCAGGAATTGAATCACAAAGAGAAGCCAACTTTATTAAAGCTTACTATTCTGTAAAACCAGAAAACTTAGATAGTTTTGTTATGGCAGCAAAAGAAGCTGGATATGGTGGTAGTATTCAAAGTTTAGAGGACGATCGTGTAGCAAGAGATGAGAACCTTAGAAAAATAGCAGAGGGTCAAAAAGATAGGACAATGCCTTTACCCGTTACTGGTGTTGAAAGCCGCCTAGAAGACTTGCCTACTGAGTTACAAGAAGACCTAAAACAAAGAATATCTGATGTAAAAGATTTAGAGCCTAACTTTGCAGAAGGAGAAACGTGGACTCAAGGCGGGAGACAAAACGCTGAGAGACAATTACTAGCTATTGAGAATCAAATTACTGATTACAAAGTTACTACGTTACAGAAACTAAACACGGCTAAACGTACACTACAGGGTAATATTAATTCTGCTCGTAGTAAGCTTAACAATCTTGTCGCTAAAGATCCTTCAGGTGCTGATATAGCCCAATTTATACCACAAGCTAAAGAAAACGTAAATGCCAGAGAAGCTAGTGGCATTCTTGACCGTGAGATAAAAGCTAACGATGAAAGAGTAAAGTCAGAAGCTGTTGC